TGGTCCACTGCAAAGCACCTACAATTGAGTCCTAAATCTATTTCACGATAGAGTTCACCACGATCAAACTCAATTTGATCGCTGATGATAGCAAGAGCATCGATATCTTCTATCTTAATATCCCAATGATCTAGAATATCCGACCACTGCCATGTATTATTAAATCCATGATGCTTGATACCAAAATACCTCTCCGTAGAGAGGTACTTTACCTTGGTGCCGTCAGTGTATGTAAGATTGGAATCATGATCTTCAACACGCAATCCAAGAAATTTCATAATTAACAGTCATCACAGTGTTCTTTGTGCCATTTTTTGCGAACTCTTTTGAGTTCTTTCAATTCCATTTTGATATTTTGATAGGCGGTCTCAGCGTCGAGTTTCTTTGCCATTTCCATGGCACAGATCATACTAACGCGAGTTCCAAACAGTTGGACCGCCTTATCATAACAGTCCATTTCATCATACATAGGTCAAGATTCAGTGGTAATCTTTTTCTTTCCAATATTGTACTTGGATTCAAGAGTCCATTCAGACTTATCCTTATATGATAGCACCTTAATTTGATTTAGGGGCGCAATCTCGGTCAGACTATCAGCATTGAACTCAACAAGACCCCAATCGAACAGCAGTTTAGCGATGCGATTGCGACGCTCTACATCATTTTTGGTGATGTTAGCGGGTTTGCCATCCAGTGCAAACAATTCTTTGAAATGAACGATGTAATACTTGCCCTTCTTATGCAGGATATGGCAGGATTGGTAAAGTTTACGATCCTTACGGGATGCAACACCAATACGAGTCAAAGTTTCACGCACTTTCAGGAAGTCATCTGGTTCCTTCAATGCCACCTCTAACATCATATCCTGAGACCAAGAGATCTCTTCACTCATTTTACTCCTCCAACGTTTAATTTAGATTTGATGACTTCTAACTGACCTTTGTTGAGCAGTTTCAGGGCATCTCTCGCCTTGTCGGTGCTGTATCCGTAGAACTGTTTGACAAGTTCTAGATCATTATCTGTCTGGACTTTGTTCCAAGGCGCGAAGCGTTTGGATTTCCTGATACTATATAGGTAATAATTATATTGTAGATCACCATCCAGGTCATAGTATCGGTTCATCTCGTTGACATGGAGGATACAATCAAGATGACCTGCTAGACACTTGTTGACAACAAAGGAAGGGTACTTTGCCATCGCTCTCTCATCTTCATGGATGTTGCCTTGCTTTAAGTTAATGCCATTGAGATAGTCTTTAAGGGCATACTCATACTGTTTCTCCATAAAGCAAGGTCTCCAAAGGGTTGGGTGGTTGTACGTTGTAGTTGCTGATGAGCAGTTCGTTCTTTCTGTTGTTCTCCCTATGCTTCATGCCATAGGTGAACGCAAAGTAACGTTGATTATAGGACTCAAACATCTGCTCGATGTCTTCATCCACATTATACGTCACCATCCACTTGTGACGAGACGCCTTACATGCCGCTGCAAAGTCTTCATGATCGAAATTCTTATGCAGTTCTGCCTGTGTACCATAAAGATAAGATCCAATCTTGTATGGTGGGTCAAGGAAAATAAATACACCTTCGTTATCACCACCAGGATCAATATCTAGAAGGGGGTCTGAGTAGTCAACATTAGTAATCTCCCAATGCTGAATGATATCTTGATACTTTTTCAAGTTCTGAGCACCACGAAGGGTGAAGTTTTGCTTAGATGCTGACTCAGAGAATGAAGAGTTCTCAGTCAACCCAGAGTAAGAACACTTATTAAGAACCCAAAATAGCACAGCTTGACGAAAAGGATCGGCTTCGTGTATCTCCTCCTTACTTCTCTTGAACAATTCCTTAGCAAGGTCAACGGTGTGGTTCTCTTGTTTGATTGCATAGCAGACATCAGACAATCTGTCACCATCTTCTTGTAGGTGTACCCAAAAGTTGTAGAGATAGAAGTATTTGTCATTGATCCAGACTGGAATTTCAGGGTGTAGTTGAGAAAAATACAGTGCCATAGAAGCACCACCACAAAAAGGTTCTCGATATTCAGTGATTCCAGAAGGGAACCAGTCGTAGAGTTGTGCTGCTGCTCGTGATTTACCTCCTGGGTATCGCAGCGGAGTTTTCAATAGTTTCATAATACATCAATGTTTGCCATCGGAACACCCTGAGGACCAGCATTTACTGGACCATGGGGAAGTGAGTTGAAAGACATAGTATACCGATCAGTCTGACCAGAATGAGGTTCACTATAATGCCTCAACCATCCAGGGAAGATAAGAAGTTTGCCAGGTTCTGCGTCAAATCTTTCATAGGGTCCGTCGAACCAATCCCTAATGATCTCCAAGGTATCAAGATTGCGGATATCAACAGGGTCTTGAAAGACTGTATTACTTCCTTCTGTGAAATAGAATACGCCAGACAGATAAGAATAATTGTGACGATGAAGAGGATGACCAGCACCTGAACCAGCAGGTGCCCAATTCGCCCAAGAAAGAGAGATTTTAAGTTCCTGTGCTTGGAGAGCAAGGTCGCAACGAATGTAGTCCAGACAGTCATGGAAGAATCCAATCAGCGGTGCCATTTGTTCTTCTTTATGTATGTCTCCCCGACTGGTTCTGACACCAGCAGGAAAGTTATACATCTGCATTTCTAGCGTCTTGATGTATTCAAGTGCTTGATCTGCCATCCACCTGTCTTCGGGACCGAGATTGAACTCATATACATCTGTCGGGAACAACCCGTGCTTCTTGATCATTTGAACTCACACCTCATCATAATCTCTGTAAGGAAAGCGACCAAATTGATCTCTTGATCCATAACAAAGTTTGCTTTGTACTGGTACTCACCGATCACAAGCACTGCTTCGGGAATACTCTTCGGTTGTAAGTATGTATAGAGCGAGTCATAGACCTTCCTCATGACAATCTGAGGTTCATTGTCCATGTTGGCGACCACCCACTTCTTCATGTCAGTAAACTTACGATTCTTCAACTGATCCATAAGTTCACTCATGGCACTATCAGACATGGTGCCACCAAGAATACCCACGTCAATCTTACCCTTGGAAGAATAACGTTGTAGTTCGTTCAGTGTGCGACGGAAGTCAGGGAAATGCTTCATGACAACTTCACGAAGGACTTCCAGTTCAAAGTCAACGTTCTCCTGAGCGAGGACTTGATGGACACGCTTGAAGAATGCAGCGGCAAGGTATGCTTTCTCCTTACCCTTGACAGAAAACTCGATCACAGAGCACCGAGAGTGCAGTGGTTGAATGATCTTATTCTTGTAGTTACAGGTGAAGATGAATCGACAGGTGCCCTGAAACTCCTCAATGAACGCCCTGAGCAGCATCTGCACGTCAGGGGTGGTGTTGTCTGCCTCATCGATGATAAGCACCTTGTGACGTGCCTGAGAGGTCAGAGAGACGGTCGAAACGAAGGACTTGGCACGGTTCCTCACAGTGTCCAGGAAGCGACCTTCGTCAGATCCATTGATTACATAGTAATCAGCACCCAGTTCATTGCACAGTGCCTTGGCAATGGTAGTCTTACCAATGCCAGCAGGACCTGCCAGGAGGAGGTTAGGGATCTCACCCTTGTCAAGGAAACCCTTGAACATGGATGCCGTTGCCTCAGGCAGGATACACTCATCGACAGTCTGCGGGCGATACTTTTCGACCCAAAGAAAGTCGTTACTCATAATAATTAGATCCAGTCGGGTTTACGTTCGGGTAGTCTAACATAGTTGTCTGCTACCCATGGTTTAGATGCAATGTACATCTTGTAAGCATCAAAGGTTGAGATGCTTGTATCAAGTTTATAGCAGTCGGGCATTGCCCTTACGAATGGTGTGCATTCTTTGCCACTGCGACCCTGTGGGTCTGCCGTAGGGAAGATGACAGATGCATGTTCCAGAGCAGTTTGGCAGTTATGAACCTTGCCATAGCGGACGGTGTACTCTTCACACAGTGCAAGACCATGATTGATTAACCATCGCCAATTTGTCACAAACTCACTTGCCCATTTTGTACATGGGTGGTTACGAAAAGCACCCTTCTCAGTGGCATAGGGCGTACCGTCTGCCTTGGGAAGGGTGCCGAAACCATGACCCCACTTGTCGGATGCCACGATAGAGAGCATTTGACAG